GAATGCGCAACAAGATAAATCATCGTACATATGGATGGAGACACTATTAAGAATTATATTTTGGATATTACTTGTATTTAACACTGTGATATTAGTCAAAGGTCTAAATCCCGAACCACAAACCGTCACAGTTATATATCCCGATCCAATTATTATTCAAATTGAATACGTTCCAAAAGAGCCTGAAAAAGAATTCACACTTGAGGAGATGCCGGAGATAGAACCTAGATATAGTTTCACAGATGATGAAGTATATTTAATGGCGGTATTGTTGTCAGGTTCTAAGTACGTTGATGGCGATGGTGAATACGATATTGATTTTTATAATCAGGATAATTACGAACAGATAGCTTTAGTCCTAAATGTCGTAATGAATAGGGTTAATTCTGATAAATTTCCAGATACAGTCGAAGAGGTTATATGGGCCCCTGGGCAATTCTCGCCAATGAAAAAGTGGGTAAACGGTTTACCAGAAGTTAGTGATATTTCACTTAAAATAGTAAAAGAGTGGTGTCATTCTTATGACATGTATGAACCTGAAAGTCAAACCATACCTGAGAATCATTTATATTTTTCAGGTAATGGCGTGATTAATATTAGTAGATAAAAGGAGAAAGAAGATGCAAGTATTATTATTTATCGCCCACCACTGGCATGATATTTTAGTGGTAATTTTGTTAATTGCGAGTATCATAACGGGAATCTCGAAATGGACGGCCAAATACGGTCCGATATTTGAGAAGATGTCATTAGGTGAAAAGATGGCCTATATAACCAGATTATTGACCAATCTCGTACCAATAGCACTCGTTCTAGTCACAGAGGCGGAGATACAGTTTGGTAGTGGAACAGGAACTTTAAAAAGAAGTTATGTGATTGATGAATTATACAAAAGGATCCCCGATGAATATAAGAAGTACATCACTGAGGATAATTTAGATGCAATCATCAATAAGGCATTAGAAGAGGCGGAAAGGTTGTGGGCTAATAACCCAAGGGTTAATATGATGGTCACAGACCATACTCAAAGATAACATGGTCTATAATGAAGTTATATTTTAAAAAGGAGGAGTAACATGAATAACTTTGAATTGATAAGAAATGTGTTGGGATTTGTAGTATCGCTTGGTGTCGGGGAAATTGTAAGTGATGCACTAAAGGCTATTAAACCTAATCAGGTGCCGAGTACTTTAAAGAAAGTATCGACAAAGATAGGTGGATTTGCTATAGGGTATTACTTCAGTGGAAAGATTGGCGATTATATCGATGACCAAATCGTTGAATTTGCAGAGGAAAGAAAGAAACTCAAAGAAATAACTGTAGAAAAAGGAGATGAGGCTGTTTAAGGCCTCTTTTCTTTAATTTTTAAGAAATCCTAGAAAATCGACGTCATAGAATGCGTTTTAAAGAAAGATATTTAGGACTTAATATTAAATATCGAGAAAGGGGTGAAAATGCGTTAAAATGGATTCTATGGTCTCTACGTCGATTTCACCTATTTTTGAAGGTTTTTAGGCCATATTTTGACCTTATTTCATAAAAAACATACCCTATAATGAAATAATAACTTATTGGGAGGTATTTATGAAAATAGTAGTGGATGGTAATTATTGGGTAGTGAGTATTGAGTATGATGATGAAAAAACGACGGACAGTAATAAGATAACTATTGACATAAAGAACGAGGTAAGTTTAACAAAAGATGAATAAGAGCTTAGGCTCTTATCTTTATATTTAAAAATACATATTTCAAAGGAGAAGAAGATGAAAAAGAAAGAAGTATTACCAGAAATTAAGAGGTATGCCAAAGTTATACTGGCAGCGCCTGAATGGGTCAAAAGAGTTGAAATACATACTTTTGACACTAGGGAGGAAGCTGAAGCTAAATCCGAAAGGTTGAAATCATGGCCGTATAAAGTAATCGTTAGAGCTAGGAACAAAAAGGGTCAATTTGCGAAAGGATTCGCTTTAATCTGTTGCAAATAAAACACACCCTATAATGAAGGAGTATGTTAAATGCATGGAGTAATGGTAACTCGCCGAGTACCACTCGTGGACATCGACTTAGGAAGATATAAGCGAGTGGCGAATCGGAGACGTGGTTCGAAGCCACTAGCCATACTCTTTCATTTATATTTTTTATGCAATAATAACGGACCTATAATGAAATAAACATTATGAAGGATGAAAATGGCAATTTGTGAAATACTTTTAGCAATTGGTATGGTGATGTGGATTGTAATGATGCTTATGGTAGCGTTATGGTCTTGGACACAATACAAAGTTGTGAAGAAAAGAACTGAGATGGCCAATGAAATGATACATAATGAAATAGACAAGTATAGATAGAGCTTAGGCTCTAATCTTTTATCGCAAAATAAACAAGTCCTTTAATGAAAGGAAGTGGTGTGACACGAATGTAGAACCTTAAATGGTTCCGCCGCTGTAGGAGTTCGTTGCTCCCTACAGCCCTTTTATATTTTTGTTAATAACTAATATATTTAAGAAAAGGAGGTTGGAAATGGATAGAAATTTTGTTGAGTCGATGGTAAAACATCCAATCGCATCTATATTTATAATTGGAGCTATTGGTATGGAGATTACAAGAATTATATGTGCTCTTAAAGGTGTACAAATCCCGCCAAAATTTGGTGAGTAATTATATTTAAAGAAAGGAGAGACACTATGCAATTGACACCAATGCTAGGTGAGAACCTTGCTAATTATCCGGACACTGTCCTGGAAGGCAAACTCTGGCGCATGTCAGAAAAGATTGATGGGGTACGACGACTGTTTCATAAGGCGCCAGACGGTTCTATAACGGCATGGAGTCGTACAAATATTGAAGATAAATGGCTTATACACATATTTGAGTATCTTGAGGCTCCTTGGATGCCCTCGGATAGGGTTTACGACTGCGAGTTGGTTGACAGAGATTTATATTTTAAGCAGGTGCCTTCATTTGTTCTGAGACAGACTAGTAATGCGAAAGCAAGTCAACAGTATCCAGATAACAAACAAGACCTCATGGCTATCTGTTTTGATATATTTAAACCCGGAGGGGATCTTAGACTGGCAAGAGAACGGGATGCGGAGTTATATTCAATTTTTAATGGTGGTAGTAACAAAGACCCTATGATAAGGGTTCCGATATTTGGAAATATACAGGGAGCAGATATAGAAACCTTAAAGAAAACAATGGATGAGGTTGTTAAAAGAAAAGGCGAAGGTTTGATGTTATTGGATATGGATTCTATTTATACTCCAGGGCGTAGTAAATCTCTATTAAAAGTTAAAAAAGTTAAAGAGTTCGTAGGTCGGGTTATTGACGTTGAAATGGCTAGACCTGGGACAAAGATCGAAGGCATGGTTGCTGCATTGATTTGTGAAGTACCTGGGTGCACAGTTCCAGTGAGGGTTGGAAGTGGGCTTAATAATGCCGAGCGTACAGATATGGCGATTAATTCGCCAATAGGCAAGGATATTGAGATTGAGGCTTTTTCATATTCGAAGAATAGAAATGGTGGAGTATCACTGAATTTACCGATATTTAAAAGGTTTGTAGGAGGAGTGTAAATGAATAAATTATTCTTTACAATAGATAATGGAATGCCCAAGATTACAATTAATGGCGATAAGGTTGCTGTCGTAGAGGTTGAATATTACTGGACGACGGCCACCGAGCGTAGAGGATGTATAGCTAATGCCAATGTTAGTGGTTATATTAATGGGGAAAATAAACTTCGGGTATTTCAGATTAATTTTGCAACAAATGAAGTGAACGAAGTATCTAATGGAGGAAACTAAATGGGTCAAAAAGAATCAAAACTTACCAGGAATAGACTGGATAACTTAGCACCTAATAACTCTGACAAGGCTACAAGGAATGGAGAAAAGGATGAAAGTAGACAGAAGTTAAAGCCAATTGTAAAAGGTAAGGTTATTAGAAAAAAGAAAGGTGCTTTTGATAAATTTAAAGAGGCCTTCTTAGGCGAGAGTGAAAACCTGGGCGATTATATTTTATATGATGTATTGGTGCCGGCCTTCCGTGACACAATGAGTGACATGGGTTTTGGTGTAATTGAAAAGCTATTCGGTAATGGTAGATCTAGATATGGTGGATATTACAATAATTATATTGTTAGAGATAGAGGAAGGTCTTATATCTCTTATAATAGTGTGTCAAGCAGTAATAGACGTAATGGTCGGGATGAACGTCGAGAGGTGGATAGATGGTCAAGGGCTCGACACGAATTTGATAGAATTATATTTACAAATAAAGGTGAGGCGGAGGATGTTTTGGCCCATCTCGTGGATATGACTATCGAATACGGCGAGGCGACTGTGAGATCATTTTATGAATTGTCAAACATAGAATCAGATTACACTGATGATAATTATGGCTGGACAAATCTAAGAGATGCATATGTGGATAGAACAAGGGATGGATATATTATTGTCTTCCC